GATGATCGAATAGGCCGCATTGCTATTGATCCGATATTACCAGTGCATACGTTCTGGGATCTAGGCATAGCAGATGCAACAGCTATCTGGCTAGTACAGCGAGCAGGTACAGAGATTCGAGTGATCGGTTACTATGAGAACAACGGCGAAGGTATGCAGCATTACATCAACTGGCTGCATGACTTTAGACAGAAGCACCAAGTAACCTTCGGAGATCATTACGCTCCACACGACATACGAGTGCGAGAATTAACTACTGGTAAATCAAGACTATCGGCAGCACGTAAGATGGGTATCAGCTTCCAGATCACACCGAACATACCGATTATGGATGGCATTGAAGCAGGTCGTCGGATCTTGGGGCGCTGCTGGTTCGACGAGAAGCGATGCGCTGATGGATTACGAGCATTGAGCTACTACCGCTGCGAGTATGACGAGGACAAGCGAGTGTTTAAAGATCGTCCGCTTCATGACTGGTCTAGCCATGGAAGTGATGCGTGGAGGTATTTCGCGGTAGCCTGGAGAGACAAGAAATCAGAAGGAATGGAAAGGCCAGTACAGATGGCTAACGACTGGAGTGTATTTTAAATGATGAAAGCAAAGATAAGGATTCTGGACAATGGCGACGAAATCACAGCAGATCAGTTAGCATTGAAGTTGAATATCAGTTTGAATAACGCGAGAAATCGCCTTACGAGATCTACTGATCCTGCTCAAGTGTATGCGCCAAAGAAAGGAAACAACAAAGAATGCAATGAGAGTTATAAGATTCGTTCAATACTTGGAAGGGAAGCCAGTATCTATAACGAAATGTACCGTCTAGCGTTTAAAAATATCTAGTGTGGCTCAAGCAACAATCATTAGTCGATACTTGGGATAAGAGTTATATCGAGTGGTTCATTGTATTCGAGCATGGTGATATGCCGTACTGGTGGGCCAAGTATTTACATTCTGGCTTTAGACACTGCTGGGCCTTACGTTGGGATGGCTTTAACTGGATTGCTTTTGATCCAAAGTTGGGCCATACGGACATAGAGATATTACCCTATGGCAATTTCGAGGATATAGAAATTATCTCCAAAGCTATGAATCTTAGTGTTATAATCCGCGCAAAGGTTTGGCGAGACTCCATAAGGATCAGAACTCCATATCCAACGGCCGTGACTTGCGTTGAGCAGATTAAGGCTTTGTTGGGGATTCGTAAGTGGTTTCTTTTTACGCCATACCAACTATTTAATCACTTATTAGGGGGAAAGCATGGGCGGATTATTCAGCAAGCCAAAAGCACCAGCTAAATCAGAATACCAAGTCAAAGCAGAAGCACGACAAACGGAAGAATCGGCTCGACTAGACAAGCAGGAAGCTTCTCGTAAAGACGCCTTTAAACGCAAACGTCGTGGACGTGCTTCGCTTATCTCTAACGATGAACGCGGTATAACATCAACACTAGGCTAGATTATGCCTAAGTATCAGATCCCGAAAGAACTCGGCAAAGTTGAGCAATTAATTCAGCGGTTTGATGCTGCCAAGGCACGTAAGATGCCATGGATCCCACATCTTCGTGAGTGTTATGAGTATTCATTACCACAACGAGATACATTTTCGATGCAATCAAAAGGCACAAAGAAGAACACAGCGATATTTGATTCAACCGCAGTCATAGGCGTACAGAAATACGCTTCGAGATTGCAAGCTTCATTAGTACCACCTTGGCGAAACTGGTCTATCTTAGCACCAGGTTCTGAAGTGCCAGAGCAAGAGCGTGAGAATATTCAAAAAGAACTCGACAAAGTAACCGAGATTATCTTCGATCACATTAATCACTCTAACTTTGCAACACAGTGTCATGAGTCATTCTTAGATCTAGCGGTTTCAACTGGTTCGATGACAGTCAAACGTGCGTCTAAGGGTGGATCGTCTGTACTTGAGTTTGATGCGGTTCCATTAGCTGAAGTATTCCCAGAAGAGGGGCCTAATTCAGTTATTGAAACAGTATGGCGTGAGCATTCATTACCAGCAAGACATATTGATCGTCTATGGCCCGGCGCTGAACTCTCAGACCAGCTTAAAAAGAAAGTACAAGAGAAGCCAGACGTCAAAGTTAATTTGATTGAAGGTACTATCTATGAGCCTAAGAGTGGATATTACTACATGTGCGTCATTGAGCGCGAAGAAAACCATGTGTGCTTCACAGAAGAATATGAAGTATCTCCATGGGTTGTATTCCGTGAAATGGTTGTACCGGGTGAGGTGCTTGGTCGTGGTCGCATCATGCAAGTATTACCGGACATTAAGACCGCAAACAAAGTAACAGAGTTTGGTCTTAGAAATGCAGCACTTGCTATTGCTGGTATTTACACTGCTCAAGATGACGGTGTTATCAATCCATACAATATGCAAATTAAGCCAGGCATGGTGATTCCAGTCGGATCAAACGATAGTACAAACCCAACACTAAGACCACTAGACCGTGCTGGCGATTTTAACGTCGGTGAACTGGTGTTATCAGATCTTAGAGATCGTATCAACAAATCGCTATTCTCTGATCCGTATGGCAACACAGAGCAGCCGGTTAAGTCAGCGACTGAAATGAGCTTACGTTCTCAAGAGTTACTGATGGATGCTGGTTCAGCATTCTCAAGATTACAGTCTGAATTTATTGAAAAGATCCTCAAGTCGGTTGTTTATATTCTTAGAGAAGAGGGCAAGATTCCAGATATTCAAGTCGATGGTAGAGAGGTGACAATCAAGCACACGTCTCCACTAGCCAGAGCGCAAGATCAAGAGGATCTAATTGCGATGCAACAGTTTATGCAAATGGGTGCTGCGTTCGGGCCAGAAGCATTCGCGTTAGGTGCAAAGATTGAGGATAGTGTTACTTGGATCGGGCAAAAGCTGGGTATCGAACAAAAACTATTAAGAACTGAGCAAGAGAGAATAGAAATGCAAGAGAAAGCTGCTCAAGCTATGGCTCAACAGCAGCAACAAGCTCAACAGCAGCCAGTCAGTGGCTGAAGAATGGTCGTCTCTCGACATAGAGGGTGAGGCAGTTCAAAAACTGAAGGCTGATTCAGCAAAAAAGGCTAGAGATATTGCTAGTCGTTTTCATGGGTGTTTCAGTACAGAGGATGGACAATTTGTAATTAACCGATTAAAGGAAATTACACTTGATCGTCCAGTGCTAAATGCTAATTCAACACAGTTTGGTGCAGGCATGAGAGAAGGTCAAAACGCTATTGTGCGTCAGATCTTAGATCAACTTGCATTAGCTGAAAAACAATAAACGGAGAAGAGGATGAGTGAAGAGGAAAGTTTAATTGAAGCGCCAGTCGCAGACACAACAACAGAGCAGGAGGTGGTCACACCTACGGAGGATGGCGGTTGGAAGTTAGCCGATGAAATAAGCGGTGAAGGTGATCGTCCAGAATGGTTTAAAGATAAATACAACTCAGTATCAGATCAAGCGCAAGCTTATTCAGAACTAGAAAAGAAATTCGGTGGGTT